ATTCTATATTGCAGTTGGTATAGGTCATGCTTCAGAAGTAGAAGAAGATTATAATGATCCTAGTTTAGATATGTTAATTCCTGTAGAACGTGATGGAGAAATTGATGGCTATGATACAAAAAACCTACCACAACATTGGTCAATCAATAAACATACTAGAAGAAAAGATACTCCAGAATATGAGGAAATAGTCAAATATATATAATGTATGTGGTATTATAATGAACAACCTTACGATGAAACCCCAGATGAATACCAAGGATTCGTATACAGAATTACAGAACTGGATACAAACAAGAAATATATCGGTAAAAAGAACTTCTGGCGGCCTAAAATATTACCAAAAAATAGCAAGAGATCTCGACGGCAAAGAACCAAAGTCGAGTCCAACTGGCGAGAATATTATGGATCTAATAAAGAACTTCAATTACTCGTTGAACAGCGAGGGCAAGATCGTTACAAAAGAGAAATCTTAATACTTTGTAAAACTAAAGGTGAGATGTCATATTATGAAGCTAAGCTACAATTTAAACTTGATGTTTTATTTCGAGACGATTACTATAATGAATTTATTGGTTGTAAAATTCATTCAAAACATTTGCCCAAAAAAGAACCAAAATAACAAATTAACTGTGTACATTTTCGCAAAAGCGTGATATAATAATCCTATAATAAAAGTAGGAGCTATTTTATGATTCTCGTCGATTTCTCTGGCATCGCTATTGCCACTATTGCTGTCAATAAAGTCAATGATGAAAGCATGCTTCGTCATATGATTCTTAATTCACTTCGTATGTACAATAAAAAATTCAAAACTGAATACGGTCAAATGGTACTTGCATGTGACTCATCAAGCTGGCGTCGTGATTACTTTCCACAATACAAAGCAAACCGTCGGTCAGGTCGCACTGAATCAGATTTTGACTGGGCAGAAGCATTTCGTATTATGCATCAAGTTAAAGACGAAATCAAAGAAAACTTTCCTTACAAAGTAATTCATATCGATAACAGCGAAGCAGACGATATTATCGGTACTATGGTCGAACAAACGCAAGAGTTCGGTCAATATGAAAAAGTAATGATCGTATCTTCAGATCACGACTTTAAGCAATTGCAAAGGTATGATAACGTAAAACAGTTTTCTCCTATGACTAAAAAGTTTGTAGAAGAAACACATCCTCGCCAAAATCTACAACTCAAGATTCTTACTGGCGATGCTGGTGACGGTATACCTAATGTATTATCACATGACGATACCTTTGTAAATGGTGACAGACAAACACCGCTATCAAAGAAAAAGAAAGAAGCAATCATTGAAGATCTTGCGGAAGGCGAATTGCTTTATGCAGCTTCATGGTATCGTAACTATTGTCGTAATGAAACTCTTATCGATCTTTCTAAAACGCCAACTGCAATAAAAGAAGAAATTGTTTCTGAATACAATTCGCAAGATCCTTGGCATAATAAAGGTAAAGTGTTTCCATATCTTATAAATAAAAATATGAAAATGTTGATTGAATCCGTGGAGGAATTTTTATAAATGGCAAAATATGTTTTTGAGGTCTTAGAATTGGCTGCTAAACAGCGGTTAAAAGAAGACAAAATTAAAGTCCTGAAAGAAAATGAAACATGGGCTTTAAAAGATGTACTGCGTGGTACATTTGATTCTAAAGTTCAATGGTTGTTACCAAAAGGTGAAGTACCATACGAACCATCAGAAGAGTACAACCATCCTGCTAATCTTCTCAGAGAAAATACTAAGTTTAGATATTTCGCAAAAGGAAGTCCGCAGGCTGAACAGCTACCTTCTTATAAGAGAGAAAGACTTTTTCTTGGAATGCTAGAAGGCGTTCATCCTAAAGATGCACTTGTGCTCGTTAATATGATTAATAAAGAACCACCAAAGTATATCACTCGACCTATCGTAGAGGAGGCGTTTCCCGGCTTGCTCAAAGATTAACCTCTAGCAATTAAGGTACTCATGTATCCACAACTCAAACCGTTAAAACAAAAGAAACTGTATCAGCAAACTAAAAAACAAGAGGTAAAAGAAAAAAGAATAAGATTATATCTTATGAATGAAAATTGGCTGAAAATAAGAAAACAAAAAGACAGGCGAAGACGGCGAGTATTAGAAAGATTATGGCGAATACGACAATTAACACTATTAAAAACAGGGAGAATGCCTCTACCAAGTTTATCTTAGAAAGAAATTTAATTGTGTACAATTGAGTTGACAAAGGTTATAATTACATTATGAATATTTTTATTTTACATGAAGATCCAGTTGTTGCTGCACAAATGCAATGCGACAAACATGTACCGAAGATGGTAGTGGAAAGTGCACAAATGCTTTCCACTGCCCATCGCATGCTCGACGGCACGGTGCAAATTGCCCCATCAAAATCCGGTAAACGTATGGTTCGCCATTATCGTTTATTCGAGGATCCAGAAATGGATCTAGTATTGTACAAAGCTGTACACTACAAGCATCCTTGTACAGTATGGACTATGGAATCAGCAGACAATTACTTATGGCATTGGAAACATTTTGAAGCTCTATGCGACGAATTCGAATATCGTTTTAATAAAGTACATGCATCAAGTAAACTAAAAAGTCCACTATGGTCACTGCCTCATAATATTCCTAAAATTGGAATGACACCATTCAAATTGGCAATGACATCAAATCCCGAATGCATGTTCGAAGATGCGGTTAAATCTTATCGTGCATTCTATCACACTAAACAAGATCGATTCAAAATGGCATGGGACAAATCGCGCTCTAAACCATATTGGTTCGAACATAAGGAGGTATGCTAATGGATAAGCTTGATCAACTTGATTTTTTATATAAAGAGATTTCTTATGCTGAAAGCAAATTACAACCACAAGATACTGGTCACATAAATACCGCTATTAGTTGGATGAATAAGCGAGTAAGAGAAGTTCAGGAAGAGATACGTAATGCCACTGTACACGGTAAAAGACACTAAAACAAATCATCAATGGGATGTAAATTGTTCCTATGATGAATTACAAGAGATGCTTGATAATAGTCCAGATCTTATAAAGGTATTGACTGTGCCAAACTTTTCTACATCTGGTGGCGTAACACACGCAAATAGTAGAACTGATGATGGTTGGAAAGAGAATCTCAATAGAATTAAAAAAGCTTCTGGTAAGGGAAATACAATTAAAACATGAGGTTCATACATGAAGAAGTTGATCTTGGATATCAAGACTTGGATGCTAACACAGGCAAACACGGGAGAGTATATACTAGCCCTGATGGTACTCGGTATCCTAGTATTACTACAGTTTTAAGTATACTAAGCGAAGAAAGTATTGCGAAATGGAGGGCTCGTGTAGGGGACGAGGAAGCAAATAGAATCAGCACAAAAGCTGCTGGTCGTGGAACCCTAGTTCATTCAATTATAGAAGGATATTTAAAGAATGAAAACATTGAAGACTATCTCCCGCATATTAGACAAAGCCTCGAAAACCTACGTCCTATTCTGGACAAGCGGATTGGAAAAATCTTTGGTCTTGAGGTACCTCTTTATTCTAATCACCTTGGCCTTGCTGGGCGATGCGATTGTATTGCTGAGTTTGATGGTGTACCATCTATTATAGACTTTAAAACATCACGTAAGCCAAAGAAAAGAGAATGGATTACTAATTACTTTGCTCAGATGGCTGGTTATGCTGTTATGTTTGAAGAACGTACTCATAGACCTATTACTAACACGGTGGTTATCATGGATGTAGATGACAATGAACCTCTTGTCTTTAAAGAACATCGTGATAACCACATTCAATTCCTCATTGACACCAAAAAAGAATACGATAGACGCAAATTATTTTTCTCCTAAATGCATTTTTTAGTGTACATTCACGTGAAAATAGTGTATAATAATTATATAATAAAAGAGGAGTTAAATTATGGAATATCGTTATAAAGTTCTAGAAGATGTTATTGTCAACATTGGCAGAGACAACTCTACCGA